TAATAAAGATGTAGATGTATGGGAAAAAGAAAAACTTATGGTAAAGTATTGGTGTAATGGAAAAGAAAAACCAAAAAATAACACTAACGAGACCCCAGCATAAAGTTAGCACATCAAATAAAAGATTTAGAGTATTAGTATCAGGTAGAAGATTTGGTAAAACCTATCTTTGTATCACAGAAATGATGAAGTATGCAACACAGGTCAAGAAGAATATCTGGTATGTTGCTCCTACCTTTAAAATGGCTAGAGAAATTGTTTGGTCTAAATTAAAACAAATGCTTTCAGACTTTAATTGGATAGATGAAATTAATGAAACTAATTTAGCCATTAAGATTAAGAAAACAGGAAGTATAATTTCATTAAAGGGTTGTGATAATTATGATTCATTAAGAGGTGTAGGTTTAGACTTTTTAATATTAGATGAATTTGCAGATATAGATGAAAAGGCTTGGACAGAAGTTTTGAGAGCATCAATTTCTGATACAGAGGGAGATGTACTAATGTGTGGTTCTCCAAAGGGTTATGGTAATTGGTCTTATCGTATGTATGAAAAGGGAAAGCAAGAACCTGAATGGGATAGTTTTCAATTTACTACTTTACAAGGTGGTATGGTTTCTAAAGAAGAAATAGAACAAGCCAAACAAGATATTGATATAAGAACCTTTAGACAAGAGTTTGAGGGAACATTTGAGAACTATGCTGGTGCTGTTTATTATAATTTTCACGCAGTTGATAATATAGTTAAACGAGAAATAGATTGGTCAAAACCTTTACATATTGGATTAGACTTCAACGTTGATCCTATGAGTGCTTGTGTTGCTCAAATAGATAAAGATTGTATTTATTTTTTAGATGAAATTATTATTTATTCAAGTAATACTGATGAAATGGTACAAGAAATTAGAGATAGATATGGAAGCAAACAAAGAATTTTTATTTATCCTGATCCAGCTTGTAGGCAAAGGAAAACTTCTGCTGGTGGAAGAACTGATTTAACAATATTACAAAATGCTGGTTTTAATGTGAAGTGTAAAGTTAAACATAGTCCAATAAGAGATAGAGTCAATGCAGTTAATTCCAGATTAAAGTCTGCAAATGGAAAACGACACATTTTTGTATCGCATTCTTGCAAAACTATGATAAAAGGGTTACAACGACAAATATATAAGGAAAATACAAATATTCCAGATAAGGAAGAAGGCTACGACCATATGAATGATGCAATCGGATATTTAATTGAAATCGTTAAACCATTAGTTACAACTCATATGGATTTTACTCCAAGAAGATGGAATATAAGACAAAGATAATATGGCATACACTAGAGATCAAATTTTAGAAACACATAAAGATTTTAAAGAAAATATAAATCACTGGGAGTTTTATATTCGTTCTTTCAATGGTGGGTTTGATTGGCAAGTAGGTCAATATCTTAATCGTTATAATTTAGAACTTGACAACGAATATAATCAAAGACTTTTAAATACTCCTTGCGATAATCATTGTAAAAATATTATTCAAATCTATTCATCATTTTTATTCAGAGTAAAAGCGAGTAGAGATTTTGGTAATATGTCAGAAGAAGCTAGTTTAGAATCTTTCTTAAAAGATACTGACCTAGAAGGAAATGGATTACAAAGTGTTATGAAACAAGCACAAACCTATTCATCAATTTATGGACATTGTGCTTTAATACTTGATAAACCAAATATACAAACTAATACAAAAGCAGAAGAACTTAATCAGGATATAAGACCTTATTTATCTCTTGTTACTCCAGAGAATATCTTTGATTGGAATTATAAAAGACTTCCTAATGGTAAGTATGTATTAGACTATTTAAAAATAAGAGAAGAAGTTGATAGAAATGGTGGAATGTATTTTAGATGTTGGCATACAGATGTTGTTGATACAGTTTATTTAAAAGATGACAGAACAGAGCCAGTCTTAATAGATACTGCCACGAATCAGATTGGCAAAATACCAGCAGTTATTTTATACAATTCCAAAAGTCATAAAAGAGGAATTGGTCAGTCTGACCTAACAGATATTTCTAGTTTGCAAAAAGCCATCTATAATGAGTTTTCAGAAATAGAACAATTAATCAGATTAACAAATCACCCATCATTAGTAAAAACTCCAGGTGTAAATGCTTCAGCTGGTGCTGGTGCAATTATAGAAATGCCAGATGAAATGGAGCCTAATTTAAAACCATATTTATTACAACCATCAGGACAAAATTTAGATGCTATTATGAACTCAATTACAAAAAAGGTTGATGCCATAAATAGAATAGCACACACAGGAGCAATCAGAACAACTAAAACACAAGTATCATCAGGTATAGCTTTACAAACAGAATTTGAATTACTTAATGCAAGACTTTCAGAAAAGGCAGATAACCTACAATTAGCAGAAGAACAATTATTTGGTTTATATGCACTTTATCAAAATGCTAAATTTGATGGAGAAATAGATTATCCAGATTCATTTAACATTAGAGATTATGCTTCCGATTTAGCTTTCTATCAACAAGCTAAAGCAATTAATGTTCCATCTTCTACTTTGAATAAAGAAATAGATAAAGAAATTGCTAGAGCAGTTGTTGATGATGATAATAAACTAACAGATATATTTGACGAGATTGATGCTAATAAAGAAATCGGTCAATTCACACAGGAAGAACCTCAACAGGAAGATGAAGAAGTTGAGGAAGAAGAAATTTAATGAATGTCAGATATTATACAAGACCTTGCAGATTACAGAATTAGGCAGATACAAATTGCTGAAGCAAAATATTACGAATCCTTAATTAAAACTTTAGATAAAATTGAAAGACAAATTGCTAGTCTAACTAGCAAGGCTTTACCAGTTAATAATGTAGGTAAGTTATTTGATTTAAAAATTGCAGTAGCTATGCAACCAAAAATCAGAGCCATTTTAGAAAAAGAATATTTAGTTTGGTCAGATACAGTTGTAAGACAAGGATTTAATAAACAAGCTAAAAGAATTGAAAAAGCATTTAAGAAATTAAAAGTATCAAAGAAATTTCAAACATTAACCAAGTCTAATTTAGCTTTAATTAGTAATTTAAAAAAACAAACCTTTACACAATTCAAAGATGTATCAAACACCTTTACTAGAAAATTAACAGAAAAAGTTTATCAAGCTACATTAACAGGATCACAATTTGTAGAATTAGAAAAAGATTTAAGACAAACTATTAATGGAATATATGCTAGAGCAGATGATAAAGAACTAAATAAAATAGTATCAAAAGTTAAAAGAGATGAAGTGAAAATTAGAAAAATAGACAAAAGAACTGTTGCTGGAAGAAAAATAAGAAAGAGATTAGATAAGAATATTCAAATATTACAGACTAAATTTGCGGCAGATAGAACAGGAGAAAATATGAAACGATTTGCTGGTACTATTTTAAATGATTCGATTAGAGAATTTGATGCACAACTTAACCTTGCAAAATCAAGCGAAGCTGGTCTTAAATGGCTTAAATATCAAGGTGGAATTATACCTACCTCTCGTAGCCATTGCAAGAGAATGGTTTCTGGAGTATATAATAAACGAAGAAATGGACTATTCACAATTGATGAAGTCAAACAAATTTGGCGAAGAAGATGGACAGGAAAAAAAGCTGGAAATCCATTAATCGTTAGAGGTGGTTATAATTGTCGGCATCAATGGTCTTATGTCAATGCCAGTTGGTATGACAAAAAAGGCAAACTAAAACAATAAAGGAGAAAAATGTCTGAAGTAGAAAAAAAGGAAGTTGCTCCTGAAACGCAACAAACTGAAGAAGTAAAAGTAGAAGCACCAAAGCAACAAACTTTTACACAAGATCAGCTTGATAATATTATTAAAGCTAGACTTGAATCTGAAAAAACCAAACACAATAAACATTTAGAAGAAATCAAACAGAAAGAAGTAGAGGCTTTAAAAGAAAAAGAAGTTAAAGAAGCTAAATCTAAATCTGAACTTGAAAAACTAATGCAACAAAGAATAGCTGAAAAAGATACAGAGATTCTTAAATATAAATCTGAAATTAAGAAAGAAAGAATTGATAATTCAGTATTATCTGTTGCCTCTAAAATGAATGCTATTAATCCTCAACAAGTTGTAGATTTATTAAAATCTGAAATAAAACTTAATGATGATAATCGTATAGAAATACTTGATAATAATTCTAATATCAGGTATAACCCAAAAGGAGAACTACTTACGATTGAACAAAGAGTAAAAGAGTTTTTAGATGCTAACCCACATTTCTCGCAAGGGTCTAA